ATGATTGGGACAGGGTGATTTTGTTGACATAATAATCAGATCATATGGCTGTAGGTCGTCGACTACAGCGAACCCTTGCGCGGTGAATCCGTTGACGAATGCGCTAGAATGGACGGGGTCGAGCCACCATTGCCATTGTTTTCGGGCGCCGTCGTTGATGACGATGCCGAGTTCGTGTCGGTAATAATCAGACACCAGGCTCAGGCAATCCATCACCCCGTAAACAAAATCGCGGCCCTCATACGGTGCAGGCAATATGCCGTGCGGGGTGTACGTGTACAGCTCTTCGCTGGGGTAGCTGACAATTAAAAACGGCACGTTGCAGCGTTCGGCGCTGGCTATGTCCGCTGCTGACGGCTCAGGGCGGCGGTTCGGGTGACTGTGATACACGGCGGCAATGTGCCGTGCGTGCGTGGCGTACAGTATTGGGTCTATCAGGAAGGAGTGCTCCGGATCGTGCGCCATGTTGGCGCACTCCAGTACCTGATAGCCATAGCTGGTCCTAAAGATTAGGCCGCAGGCCTCTTGCGGGAAGGCGCGGGCGGCATGGTCGATGATTTGTTGCAGGTTAATATCCATTATGTGCTACTCCTGCCTAGGCCTGGATTACCGCCATAATCCAGCGGGTTATTTGCGCCGAATCTGAGTTTGCAGTCTGTCAGGCGCTTGCCGCACACGTCGAGCGATGCGCTGCTTACTGATGCGCCGAAGCGGTCGAACCACAGCGCCGGATTGGTGCCGGGCCATGAGCAGCCGGAGCCGCCCTGTGTCGATTTGTACCGGTGCGGGCAGCCGGTGGCGATGGCTATCATCCCCGGCAGCTGCTTATCGAGAAAATCCAGCGGGCTGGACAGATCGAATTTTACGGTCTCGATGCTTTCATTGACGCGCTGCTCGATCAGGTAATAGTCGTCGGCATACTCGGCGATGTTGTTGGTTACGTAGTTTGCCAATGTGCGGCGGCGTCGCACGGTAGCGCCGACCATGTCTTGGTATTGTGCGCACAGGTCGGTAATAAATCGATTGGCGTTACTCAGCTCGATGCTAGGCCGGGGCGATGAGCCGGTGCCGCGTTTGTCGATGCCGGTGATTTGCAGCGGCCAGGGCGTGTAGGTGTTACCCTGGTATGTTACCGGTTGGCTGTTAGCATCGGCTCCGGCATAGAAATAATAGACCTGTCCGATGCCGATCGCGTTTAGATCGACGCTGAATAGATCGATCCAGGCGGATGGCGATAGTGTGTGGATGTCCTTGTTTAGGCTCACGGCTCAAATTCCTGCTCTATCGATATTGATAATCGCCATTTACCCGCCCCTAACGGCTGTATCCGTCGGGAGTCCTTCACTACGGTGTATTTTTTTGCAATGCCGTCAATCGGCGATGTCCAGGTCATTGCAACGACTGCGCCTGCGGATTTTAGGGTGCTGATGGCGGCGGTAAAATCGGCCTTATTGAGTGACGGCCAGATGATGTTCCAGGTTTCTCGTTGGGCGTTTAGACCGCTTTCCATTCTCTGCCGGTAGTTATCGCCCAGGTTGATGATGATCGCGTTGTCTTTAATCGCGGCATCCGAGGATACGTGGATTTTTGCCGGGAAGGGTAGATTCATGCCAGCAGTCCATTAGGGCGCTTTTCTTCGACAATAACCTGGCGGACTCGGGTATTGATTATGCTGCCAAGGGCTTGCATGCTGGTATTGCTGTTATCACTGCCGCCGGTGACTGTGACCTGCGTTGTGATGGATATGTCGCCGGTAGCGGCGCCTGAGTTGGATGGGCGATTGCCCAGGTTGTAACGGTGCCGGGGGTCGGTTCGGGTTAAAACCTCTTCGTCGTTCAGCGCGATTATCGGTACTTCGTTCGGCTTTAGTCCGGGGATGCCGCCGCTGTGATAGCGGGTTGCGCTGTTAAATATTGCCGGATTTACGGATTTTTCCGCGGAATAATCGCCGACGAGGCCGCCTGTGTGTTTTGTCCAAAAGCTGGAGCTGCTCATCAATCCGCTAAATGCCTCGCTGTTTCCTGCTGCCACGGATGTTGCGCCGCCCCATAGTCCACCTAATAATGTTGATGCGCCGGTAAATGCGGCTGATAGCAGGCCGCCGGTGGCGTTATCTGCGCCGAAGTTTTTGCCGAGCAGGCTGTTGAATACTTGCGCAGACGCGGCTTCTGCGGCCATGCGTTGCAGTATTTTTATGAAATTTTCGCCCATGCCGTCGAGGCCGTC